CCGCAGACACGGCATACTTAGGCGCAAATCTAGGAGCAGTAACCGCAGCAACCATCAACGACTTAAGAAAAGCCGTAGCAGTACAGCAGTACTACGAAGCGCTCGCACGAGGCGGCAGCCGATACCGCGAACAGGTACAAGCACTGTGGAATGTAACTATCAGCGACAAAACGGTACAGATTCCAGAATACCTGGGCGGCGGAAGATATCACATCAATATCAACCAAATCGTGCAGACAGCGGAAAACGATAAGTCATCGCTGGGCGAAACTGGTGCAATGTCAGTGACGCCGATAAACGAAAGCTCTTTTACCAAATCTTTTGAAGAGCATGGGTTTGTAATTGGTGTCTGTTGTGTGCGACACAATCGCAGTTATCAGCAGGGCTTGGAGCGTTTCTGGAGCCGAAAAGACAGACTGGACTACTATGTACCGCAGTTTGCAAATCTAGGCGAACAGCCCGTAAAGAAAAAGGAAATCATGTTGACCGGCAATACAACGGACGAAGAAACGTTCGGCTACCAGGAGGCCTGGGCGGACTACCGAATGAAACCAAACCGGGTAAGCGGCCTCATGCGAAGCAACGCAACAGGAACGTTAGATTTCTGGCACTACGCAGACAATTATTCAACCGTACCAACACTATCGCAAGGCTGGATGCAAGAAAGCAAAAACGAAATTGCGCGAACACTCATCGTGGAGAATGAGCCGCAATTTTTCGGAGCTATCCGCGTAGCAAACAAAACGACAAGACGGATGCCGTTGTACAGCGTACCGGGCTTGTACAAGCTGTAAGAAAGGAGGAAGCCCGGAGAAATCCGGGCTATTTTTAAATGAGTGGATTATCTGGGCTCTTAACAGCACTAAACGTAGCGGGAAACGTAGCAAGCACAATCGGAAATTTTGCAGGAGCAGCTAAAAACGTAGCTGGAGCGTTTGGCGGATGGGGGCAGACAGGCAATAGCCAAAGTAGCGGCGGCAGCACAAGCCAGGGCGGCGGACACTCCGAAAGCGGAAGCCAATCGGGTACCAACGTACAACAGGTTGATGAATGGCTAAAACAGGCATATGCATATCAAGGGCAAGAAAGCGCCATGCAAGCCAAGTACAACAGCCAAAGTATGCTAAAACAGATGGGTTACAATACATTACAGTCAATTATGCAAGGCGTATATAACCACATTGAAAACAGCACTGCCATGAACTACAACAGCGCAGAAGCCCTAGCAAACCGTGAATGGCAAGAACACATGTCTAGCACAGCGTACCAGCGAGCCGTTGAGGACATGAAAAAAGCAGGGCTTAACCCTATCTTAGCATTCGCAAACGGCGGCGCAAGCACACCGGGAGGAAGTGCAGGAACAATCAGTGGAGCAAGTATGGGACTTGCAAGCAGCAGTGCACTAGGAGTAAGCCGAAGCGGAGGATTTGTACCTAACGCATACGAAAGCAGCAGTTGGAGTAAAAGCGACTGGTTCAATGCGGCACAAAGTTGGCAGCAAATGCTCAGCAGTACACACATGAGTCCATACGGACTGCAGAAAACGCTAACCGAAATTGGAGACGACACAGGCGAAGCCATTGACAAAAACGTACCAAAAAAGAGCGACACAAAAAGGGGCGACCAAAAGAACAACTATCAAGCGCCTCAGAACAAAACAGGGTCCTACGGAGAAAAAAGAAGGCCAGGTGATTACTTAAGATGAGTTGTTACAAGCCATTAATAAGGCTGTACAACCCTAACGACAAAAACATTAGCGGGAGGGTGTACTCACTCTCCCGCTATTCTCAGTTAGTGGGAAAACAGCTAAAATATGAAGATTTGATGTTTAGAAAAGATGTAATGCTGATACCATGCGGGCAGTGCATCGGATGCAGAATAAGACAGAGAGAGGACTGGACAACACGTATAGAATTAGAAGCACGAGACTATCCAAGAGAAGAAGTATGGTTTATTACACTAACTTATAATGACGAACACGTACCAGGAATGATACTCAAAACAGGCGAAATCATGCGAAAAGTACAATACGTCTGGAAGCCAGGAGAGAAACGCCCAGAAAGCGTCCAAACGTTACTGTTTCCAGACATTCAAAAGTTTCTAAAACGTCTCAGGAAGGCTTACAAGGGCAAATTACGCTATTTTGTAGCAGGAGAGTATGGAGAACAGACAGCAAGACCACACTACCACATGATTCTATATGGATGGAAACCAACAGACCTTGAAAACCTGTATAAAATCCATCACAACGGATACTTCACAAGTCAATGGCTAGAAAACATATGGGGCATGGGTCAAATACAGATAGCACAAGCAGTTCCAGAAACATACAGATATGTTGCAGGATACGTCACAAAAAAAATGTACGAAATAGACGGGAAAAAAGCAAACAAATACTACGAATTAGGCCAACAAAAACCATTCGCATGTATGAGCCTAAAACCGGGACTGGGAGACCACTATTACCAAGAGCACAAGGAAGAGATATGGAGACAAGGATACATCCAATGTACAAACGGAAAACACGCACAAATTCCACGTTATTATGAAAAGATGATGGAAGCCGAAAACCCACAAAGATTGTGGAGAATTAAGCAAAACAGACAAGCAGCAGTCATAGCAGAAAACAGGCTAAAGTATGAAAACGCAAACTTTGCAGAACAATGCGAGACAAAAGAAAGGGTGATAAAGAAGCAGATGAAGAAGAGGGGGACACTCTAACGGTGTCACCTAGCCCAGTACCTATCAAGTAAGGTACTGGGCTTTTGTCGCCTAAAGGCTCCATGTATCAGTCTATTCAGTCTATCAAATAATCTATAACGCACATGCGCACACGCGCGATAGCGCGCACGCGCGCACGCGCGATATAATATTAACTTGTTGTAGTAGTAGTAGTAGAGGCTGTGGAAAAGTTGAAAAGTAATAAATTTTAACGATGAAACGAAAATTAAAAGAGAAATACACTGTTGAAAGTTTTGTTGAAAACTTGTTGAAATGTTGAAAGTTCGTCAAAATGACGAAAATCATTGTACAACATTTTGTGGAAAACCTGTTGAAAGTGTTGAAAGTGTTGAAAACGCGCACAGCGCTAAAAAGGAATGGATTAAGCCGCATTCCGCTGCGCTCCATACGGCAAGGCGCTAAAGCGCCACTCAAAACAAAGGAGCAGGAAAAAAGTTACAAATTATTACAATCCTCAAAAAATATTGAAAAGGCTATTGACATAGGGTAGAATAGAATCGAGAGAAAGGTTGACAAAAATGATTAAAAGCTACATAATGGACACAGACGCAAACGAAAAAGTAGGGCAGCACTTTAAAGTGCGAGAATTTGCGTGCAAAGATGGTTCGCAAGTCGTATTCATCGATAGCTATTTAGTATCAATCCTGGATATCCTTAGAAACCAAGTCGGAAGGCCGGTATACATAAACAGCGGATACAGGACCCCACCAAGGAATAAAGAAGTAGGCGGTGCAAAGTACTCATACCACATGCGAGGAATGGCGGCAGACATTCGGATTGAAGGCATGACCGCAAAAGAAATTGCCAACAAACTAAACAAAATCATTCCGTCTGGCTGCGGCATCATCGTGTACAAAACATGGGTACACATTGACACGCGTACCAAAACCTACAGAAAGGGGGTATAACATGGCACTTATTTCGATTAAGGACGTCAAACAGGCAATCCGTCTCATGATGGACATCCTTGAAAAGCTTGACGAAATCTATCATGCACTGCACGATAGCATCAACGAAAAAGAAAAGGAGTAAAAAATGACAAGGACAAGCTGGAATGTCAGAGACAGCACCACAGACGCATTGGAAGAACTGATCAATCGAAAATATAAAGAAATCGATAAAGAATACAAAATGTTACGCAAAGTATCCAATATTGAAGATGCAAAGAAACTGCTAGATGAAATATGGCAGATGAAAGACTTTGCAAACGCAATCGAAATGGAACTAATGAGAAGGGAGTACAACGATGGCACAACATCGTAAGAAGATGAGCGGCGCAAAAGACCGCCGCATGTTCAACGTAACCGCACGAAAGACGAAAACTATCAACCTCAGCCAAAAACCTATGCGTGGCGGAATCAGGCTCTAAGAGAAAGGAGAAAAAAAATGACTCACAGTTACTACGGCATCTACGACAAGGTAGCAAAATGTTATGCATGGGTAGGTGAAAGCAAAAACAACGAAACGTTCGCACGGATGTGCAACGTGATGCAGAAAGACAAGAGCACGTTCATCGGGCAGTCCCCGAACGATTACGTAGGCTATAAACTGGCAACGTTTGAAGATGAAACCGGCGAATTCCAGAACATGAACGATAAGGCATGGGAGGGTAAAGCGGATGAATAAACGATACGAAGAAGGGCGAAAGCCCTTCTTTTCTAACCCGGGAGAAAAAGAGCAAAAACAATACGTTTGGACAAAGGACGAAAAAGGAAAAGAAGTACTGCAAGAAACTGCACCAATCGACATCCAACAGGAAATTGAAAGCTATGCGGATGAGTGCGATATCAAAAGCATTGTCCGAAAAGCAAGTTTTGACCCGCAGTTTCTGAAAAATCTGTCGGAAGGAGCATTAAACGATACATACACAGATATTACAGAATTTCCGCAGAACATTCACGAGTATCATCGTATGGTAGCGACCGCACAGGCAAACGCCATGAAACTTGAAGAAATGCAAAAAATGGCAGCAGCAGAACCAAAAACAGAACCTGAAGCAAAGGAGGAATAAAAGTGAATCGAAACAACGAAAGACACTTTAACCAGATTCCGGAAATGAAAGCAAGTCGAACGCGGTTCAGCCGCGACCAGACAATTTTAACAACGTTCGATTCCGGCAAGCTGATTCCATTTTATGTTGACGAGGTATTACCGGGCGATACCTTCAACGTAAATACAGCAGCAATCATTCGAATGAGCACACCGAAGTATCCGGTGATGGACGATGCATTCATTGACTTCTACTACTTCTATTGTCCTAACAGAATTCTGTGGGACAACTTCAAATACTTCATGGGAGAAGTAGAAGAAACGCCATGGATGCCAAAAAAAGAATACACAGTACCGAAAATCAATATCAAAGGAACGGATGCAGAACCAAAACCACACGAAAGATCAATACTAGACTATATGGGAGTACCGACCAAAATTAAAAAAGGATTTAGCATTAACGCACTACCCATAAGAGCGTATGTAAAAATCTGGAATGAATTTTTCAGAGATGAAAACGTAGATAACGCAGCAGTATTAAAAACAGACGATGCAAGCGTAGAATACGGATTTGGAGACGAAAATGAGGTGCAGACAGCGGAAAACAACGCGTACAGAGGCGGAAACCTGTTACCTGTAAACAAATTTCACGACTACTTCACAAGCTGTATGCCTTATCCTCAGCGCGGGCCGGCAGTAACACTGCCGATGGAAGGTAATGCACCTGTCGGCTTATACAAAGACGAAAAGCTCACAATATTTGGAACGGCACTCAACAAAACGGAAATCTTCTTCAACACGCAAGCGAGAGCAGGAATTCAAAACAGCAACAACGGAGACAGATCAAGCACAGCAGTAGGTGTCACACTGCCGGGAGGGTCAACCGCAGACACGGCATACTTAGGCGCAAATCTAGGAGCAGTAACCGCAGCAACCATCAACGACTTAAGAAAAGCCGTA